CATAGCAGTTTTTAACATTACCGCTGCGGTTTCCATGATCTTAGCCCCTGCGTGAACTTCAACGTTCATACCAAGTTGCACCAACTCATCAAATGTTTTCATTGCCTTCTTGTGAATGTCATCCATATCACGGTCATGCTCATTCAAGTTTCTGACCTCTGGCAATGCAGCATCAATCTTGTCAGTTTCCGCAAGTGTTTCGGTCAATACATCTATCATCGCAGTTGAGGTTTCAATGTCTGGTGTATCGTCAGGTTCATCGTCAGAAGATGATATGTTAAAGACTTCTTCCAATCGTTTTGTCATTTTGCTTTCCTAGCTTTTGGTTTTTTCGTATTCATGTAAATGTCATTTTCGTTGATTACTCTAAATCGCATTCCTCGTTTGAACGCCCACTTAGTGGCGGCTTCCCACTTTGCAAGATTGACAATAGTTTGTGCCTGTTGCCCTCTAGTTCGTGCAAGCATGGGATCAGATTGGTTTGCTGGTTTAATCTCAATCAACTCGGCATGTTTTTTTTGGGCTTTGTCCAAATAAACTATGATAAAGTCGGGTATATATACTGTGAGTTTTCCAGTGAAAGGATGAATGTAATTTATTTGAACTGGTTCAGATGCCCATGATATTACATTATCATTTTCATCGCAAAACTTCATAAATGAAAGTTCCCAGCCGCTACGATATGTTGGGGTTCCAACGCCAGCATACTTGCTTTCGTTTATTACTAGATATTTTCCCTGATTATATTTACTCATTGGCGGGATTACTTCCCATTATTACTAGAGGTAGATTTTGGAACCCCTGCCGTAATCCAAGATGGCGTCTCTGTATGAACATGCGCTGCATCTATGAATATGTTTTCAGGTTCTAGTGTTAGAGTAATCGTTCTAAGTTCGGAACTTGAATAGTCATGGTTTGAAAACGATATTCCAGAAATCAACGGGTTGGAAAGTGTGATTTTATGTTTCACACTTTGAGTAAGATGCCCGAAAAAGTGGTATATGTTGACTTGAGTGAAATAATGGTTATGAGGCTGAGATGCTGTATCTCTAGGTTTTATACCAGATGAAGAAATATCCCGAATGGCAGTATTTCGTTCCATGGTTTGAGTTTTATTATTCTTGAAATTGTATTCATAGATGGATGAAATCAGATCAAACATTTTTCCATCTATAGTGTCATACAGAACCACTGTGACGGATGGAAAATCTACTCGCTGTGGAACATGAATACGCTTTCCGTATTGATCTATAGTAGCATGAGTTACGTTTATGCCAACTTCCGAAACGCTTTTAACGCTTTTAGAGTAAATGTTACTAACATTACTCTTATCGTCATACATCTCAAGATACCAAAGATCAGAGAACTTTGGAGTAGAAACAGATTTTGGGCTGTCAGACACTCCGCCTAACAACCCAAATCTATACATAGCATTGGCACTGCCTACTAAGAACTCACTCATAAAACATCAATTATTACTGAAATGGATTGATTGGATATACAGACGTATCGCCAACCACAGTTTCAGACAGAATGCAGTTATCAAAACGAACAGTCAATGTGATTTGAACTGGATCAGATGAGGTATAATCGGTCTGTCCGTAGTCTACGTTCTGAACGAAACATCCTTCTAATGTGAAAACTTCAAGTGGATTTTGACTATTACCATCTAGTGTTTCTACGTAAGTCCTGAACTTATAATCACTTCCTGCCAAGAAACCACCAGTTGGGGTTAGTTGCTGTCTGTGATCCATCTGACGTTGAATCTGACTACCAACAAGTTTTGTTAGGTTGTTAGAAACATCATCGCGCAATACAATAGTTACTGATTCCCATGTGTGCTTACCAGCAATATATGCTTTTGAGTTGTATGAATCCAATACCACTTCTTCATGTGAAACTTTTGGTCTTGTTACGTTCATAACCTGACGAGTAAATTCAGTTGTATTGCTATTTCCTATACCAAAATTGGTAACGCGAACTCTGAAACGATAATTCAACTTAGGCTGTAGAATACCAGAACCAGTATTACCAGCCCCGATTGGAACTCCGAATTTTTCTAATGATGACATCTTTTGTCTCCTGTAATCTTATTACAAAGTTTTTCTTTGCTAGAAGTATTTATCCGATATTGAAAATATTATAATCGGATATTATTTTATGATCGTTTTTGAATAAAAAAACCCCGCCGAAGCGGGGTTTTTGTAACAATTTTAGATTATAGTGGTTCGCCAGTGTTGCGAATACGCAATGGAATGTAGATGAATTCCACACTCTTGACTGGTTGTATCGCCACATCAACCCATAGTTCATTACGATCAATACGTGCTGGGGTGTTGTTTGTGTCATCGCACACTACTAGGTAGTCATACAAACCGCGCTGTGATACTAGAGTAGCACAGAAACGTTCAACCGCAGTTCTAATATTATCACGAGTGAACACATCGTTTTGTTCAAATAGGAAACCACGTGACAAGATGTCTAGGTTGTAACGCATGTAGTTGATTAGACGTGCTACGTTTACACGATCCATTGCTGATGAGAAGCCCTGCAATGTCTTCTGACCATATACTACCAGACCTTGATTTGGCAAGTCTGCGATTGGGTTCATACGTGCGGTATACATTACATCACGCTGACCTTCACTTAGACGCACACGGACAAACTCATTTTCAGAATTTACATATCCAACTTGTGACGCATTTGAAACAATACCACGTGTTAGACCCGCTGGTGCGAACCATGGATATGATACGTTGTCAGAATATGCGATAGTGCGAAGTGCGATTGCAGATGCTGGAATTACAACATCATTGCCTTTTAGATCAGTGGATAGACCATGTGGGTAGTAAACGCCAGAATAGGAGTCACCTGATAGATTTGCATCTGCCCAATTCTTGATAGCAGTAGTTGTGCCTTCTAGAGTTAGAGGTGCATCACCAATAACGAATGCGATTTCTTTTTTGTCTTTGTTGACAGAAATCATTTCGTCCATTAGTTCTGGATAGCCTGGTGCAGTGATTAAGTTGAAGTATACAGACTCTGCACGAATGCCATCGTTTGCAGCTAGTGCAGCTTGCATTGCTTCAACAACTACTGCACGTTGTGCAGCAGCACCGAAGTGAGCGGAACCATCAGTATTTACGCCAGATACCCACTCCCACGCACCATTGACATATTGCTTGACGTTATATGTTGAATAGTCCATGTTTACCATAAGGATATGTTCTGGTAGTAGTTCTGGGTTTGCGGCTTTAGCATGAATAGTGCGAGAAACTTCATTACCATCAGCATCAAATGGAGCATCTGGTGAATAATTACTGAATATAACGCCATTTGTTGAAGATTGGTCGGCATTATCTAGTTTGGTCCAAACTAGTTCTACGCCATTCCATACATAAATTTCTGGATATGGATTTGAATTTGACTTTACCCAAACGTCTCCTGCCACAAGAGAAGCAATACCATCTTTTCTTTTTACTGGCATTGAAGAACGCAACTGAAGTTCAGCGGTTGAAAGACCGTCAACATCTTCTGACCATGCATATGGTGCCCATTCTAGATTTGAACCGTTATATTCGTTCTTTAGAATTTCCACTTTTAGGTCTTCATTGAACCAGTAGGTTCCTTCTTCAATAACGCCAATTGGTGCAGTAGTTGAAGCTTCGTATGACAGATGTTCCCATACTGATGCAGAGTTGATGGAATGATCAAATCCAAGTGCAGCATAACCAGATGCGAAATCTAGGTTTAGTTCTTTACCATCAGTTTTAGTGAAACGAATTCGGTTCACGCCGACTTTTTCAACCTTGACATTCGCATCATTTAGTGTTGAGTTACCTTGCATTTGAGTTACAACGCTATCCAATGTTGAACCAGACAATGTGAATGTAACACCTTCAATGGTATATGTCGCGGTGATGCTTGCAGTATTTGGAATTGCGCCAGAAGTTAGAACAGTGGTCTGTGCGCCAGTATGACGGCGAAGTTCAAAGAACGCTAGATACCCATGGTAACGAGCATATACATCGCCTAAATCAATAAGATCAACAAGCGCATCATCATCACTTGCATATGTTACAACTTGAAGTGAGGTAAATCCACCAATAGTTGAATTATATATATTTACCGCAACATCTAGTCCGCCACCTTGTAGTGCAAGGCGAACATAGGTGTCGCCAGTAGTCAATGGATTACTATCAGATGCAGCAAGTGGTGCGTATTTTGAGAATTGGAAGTCTGGTGATCCGACATCACCCAAAAGAACCCAGTTAGAACTTATTTTTTTATAGTATCCGACTTTTTCAGTTGAAGTTACAACTGCGTATTCGCCAGAAGAACCAAATGTGTTGATTGGCTGTGCGAAACCATCTACGTTTAGACTATCTACGTTGCCAGTTCCAGGCATATCAGACAGAACATATGGCGTTGTTGCATTCCATTTAGCACCATCATATTCAAATAGACCAAAAACAGATGAAGAAACATCATGCCAGTAAGTTCCATTTACAACTGGACCCGCTGGTTCAATAGTGGTTGATTCCAATTGAGCTAAGTCAACGTTTGCACGGATTACGTATGCGTTAGATGAAACGCCTAGATATTGATATGCGGTCAATAGGCCGTATTCGTTTAGTTCTGAACCTTGCACAACTGAACCACCAACTTCATAGAACATTGGAGTTCCGAAAGTTTCAACTAGTTCTCGCTGTGAAGCTACAAGATATGCTACACCCGCATTTGCTGGAATGGTTCCAGATGCGATGGCGGTTCCTGAAGCATCAAGTTTGTTACTACGTGTAGCAACGACGATTAGTGGTAGGGTTCCTTGGGTTGCCGAAATATATTGCGCCTCGTCAACAACCATTACGGACACGCCTGGGGATACTAAAGTAGCCATTCTGTCTCTCCTTTATAATTATGAATTGCTAATAGTATTTAGCCAATAACATAAAAAAGAGACAGAATTTTAATTATGTCCGTAGTTTACTAAATTATAATGAAGATATATAGCCCATTAGAGCATCCACATTGAAGTTCAAATCTTCCAATGTTCCGTTATTATCAATCGTGAAGTCAGCCATCCATTGTTCCAGACTCATGCTTTCTTTCGCTTCTGGTGGTAAGAAGTCAGAACGATCTACCCAAATGGCATAATCAAACACTCCTGTGTTCTTCATGGCATGAAACTCTTTCTTGTTTCTCAAGCCACAATAAATGTCATGCTCTTTGAATATCTCTCTGCCAAGTTTAGCAGGATCGGGGACATTGTAATCACAAATTGCATTATACCATTCAACTCGGTGACTATGCCTATCCGCATAACATTCTTCTTCATTATGGTATCGGTATCTGTCTTTAAGCATATCAAATATGAATAGTTTTGAACAGAACTTACTGCTACTTTCAAAACTATATCCATATTTACTTGCCAATATATCACATACCGTATCTTTGCCATGTCGTCCATGGCCAATAACCAAAAGTTTTGGCTTCACATATTACTCCATTATTGTTATATTATCCGATAGTAAATCCAAGAGGAGCAGAACCATCAATGTAGTTAATCAGTTCTGTCTCTAATTTTTCAATCATAGCATCAGATTCATTTTTCATTTCTGTGCCATTCAAAGTTACTCCGCCAGCCCCACTTGGCAAAGAGGAAAACTTGGAACGTGCTTCACCAATCATTTTTTTGCAATATGCAACTGCATAATCTCGCACCCATGATTTCAAATAACGATCCTCTAGAAGTTGATCATCTCCACGTTCAAGGAACACATGCAATAGAACGATTTCGTTTGCTCTCATTCTACGCATCAACTTTATCTTATGTGTA